CAATGTACTCAATCAACTCGTCAGCGAAACGCCGACGACGATCGAGGCCGTATCGGTGGTGCAAAATAGCATCCTGTTTGCGCTGGCGCAGGACGGCCGCATTCTCGCAAAAACGGAATTCACTAGCCGCGAGGACGTCGAGCGGATACTTAAACGGATGAAAGCATGGTTCGACACGACCATCGAGCTCGCCGCCGGCGAGAAGGATAATTTGAGTTATGCCGCGCTGATCAATCTTGCCGGCGCAATTACGCGATATCTAGCCGACACCGCTCGGCCGCTGCCGCGCATGCTCTCTTATCAGATGACGCCGATGCCGGCGCTTACTCTGAGTCAGCGCATTTACTACGACGGCTCTCGAGACGAGGAGCTCGTCGCCGAAAACGGAATCATCAACCCGTGTTTTTGCCCTGTTGATATCAGGGCATTGAGCGGCTGACGCTCTCGCGCCAATGGCTTTCAATCCGAACGAAGTAGCCGAAATTTCCATCGAGGGCAGCATCTACCGCGATTGGGAGAGCGTCCTCGTCCGCGATGCCGAACAAGAGTCCTCGGACTTCTTTCGGTTCACCTGCTCGGAAGGCATGCCGCTGGCGAAAAATTGGGCCGCCGTTCGCATTCGGCCCGGCGATCATTGCACCATCAAGCTCGCTGGCATTCTGGTGATCACTGGATTCGTCGAGACGCGGCAGGTCGCCTATACCGGCGAAGCGCATGGCATCGAGATTATTGGCCATTCATTCACGCGCGCGCTCACCTACGGCTCGGCGATGTCAAAAACCGGTGAATTCAAAAACCAAAGCTATCAGCAGATTGCAGACAAGATCGTCAAACCGTTCGGCATTCAATTCAAGCCGATCGGCAACGTCTCGCAAAAGAAGTTCGAGCGCTTGAACGTCGCGCCGGGCGAGACGGCTTGGAACACGCTCGAGACGCTGGCGCGGCTGCGCGGCATCACGCTCGGTTCCGATACTGGCGGCAATCTCACCGGCCGCACGATGTGGATGCCGACCGGCGACAGTCTGATCGAGGGCGTCAATATCCTCGAGGGGCGTGAAAAGATGTCGATCAGCGGCGGCGTCCCTGTTGACTATTCGACGAGTCAGCAGACCAGCAACGACGAGCGACATGGACCCGCGGCCGCACAAGGCGCAGCCGCTCAGCAGAGCAACAACACGCAACAGACCGGCGGCGGGCCCGGCGTTTACGCGCCGCGGCGCACGCTGCTCGAGCACCCCGGTGACAAACAGGACGCCCAATCGCGTAATCAATTCGAAGCCGAACGCGGCGGCGTCGAGGATCTCGAGGTGCAAATCGTCGTGCAGGGATGGTTGAAACCGAGCGGCGGCTTGTGGAAAGCCGGCGATCGCGTGCACGTCAAATCGCCGATGCTGATCATCGACGAGAGCTTGAAGATCATGCGAGTCGAATTCACGCAGGACAACAGGCAAGGGACACGCACATCGCTCGATCTCTCGCGTGATTCTGCGGCGGCACATCCTGTTGATTATGGCGGCGGCAGCGGCGGCAACGGTGGCACGCCCGGCGGTGCAGCCGCGAGCGATACGACCGGCGGCAGCGGTCCCGGCACTGGTCCGGGCTAATCGGAGGAGAACACATGCGCACGACAACCCATGACAGCGCAACCCGCGCGCAGACCGTCGCCTCACGTGCGACGCTACGCGAGGCTGATGACGGGCATCTTTGGCAAGAGATGAAAGAGCTCGACGTGATGGCTTCGGAGACGCACACCGGCGTCGAGCGCGCGCAGGCTTACGGCTTCACCAATGTGCCGGCGAAGCAAGATCAGGATCAAACCGGCCAGCAACAGCCACAGCAACAGGCGAGCTCGAGCTCGAGCGGAGGCGGCGCCGGCGGCGCCGGCAATCAGCCGGAAATCGGCGAGCAACCGAAAGGCAATTCCGCCGAGGCCATCGTGCTCTATATCAACGGCTCGAGATCGCATCCGGTGGCGATCGCGGTCGACGATCGCCGACATCGGCTCAAAGACCTGAAAGAGGGTGATGTCGCTTTCTATCGGCTCAAAGATGATCGACAGCAATTTCATTTTACCGGGGACGGGACATTCTGGTCGACGCGCAGCGACCGCACCAATCGCATCGCGCTCGTCCCGCCGCCACAGCAGCAACAGCAACAACCGCAACAGGGACAACAAGGCGGGCAGGGGGGCCAAAAGGGCGGTCAGCAACAACAGAAAGCGACCGGCCAGCAGGCCGCGCTCGACGATAACAAAAAGTCGTCGATCTTTTTCGAGCAACAAGGCGGCGCGACCACGACGCGACACGGCAGCGGATATTCCGGTCAGCGCGACAGCGATTCCACGATCTTCATGTCCGGCGATCGCCAGAACAAATCGGCACAAGCCACGGCTGATCACACACACATCAAGAATGGTGCATCGATCTGGGTGGCCGGGGGTTGTTTTAGCGATATGCCGATCATCGTGAAAAAAGATTCGTTGTGTAAAGCTTAACCATGCGATGGTGGCTTCACGCGGACAACAAGGCGTTCTCGGTCGACAATGCTCTCGTTCTCGGCAAAATGGATTTTTCTACGCTGCCGTCTGACCTGTACATGGTTCATTGGATCGATGGTCAAGGGGAGATCGAATATCAAGATATGACTGTAACGAACCCGAATGGGACGGTGGGAGCAAATCTCAACGGCCTTCGGACGAAATTTAACGACGTCATCCCTTACGCCCCGTTTTTTCAGCAGTTTCTTACGTTGCTCCCGGGCCTCTTACTTGTACAGGCGCAGCAAGTGCAGAACGACTTGATCGAGACGATTTTCGAGACGAAGAACACAGCCCCGTTTCAGTATACCGTGGGCGGCACTAGCTACGCTTGGGACGCTGATGATAGCTCGATCGCGGCAATGTCGAGCGCAGTGATTCCACACACGATTGGCGCGATCTTTACGTTGGGCGACAACACTGGTGGCACGACGAACTCGCTCGTTAGTCAGATCAACGCGAACTATCAGACTTGGCATGATCAACTCAATGCGAATTATGGTACGCAGGCTGCGAATGATAACAATCAGATCATCAATCAGGTGAACGTGAGTGTCGGCAATCAGTACAACGCGTTCTTTGCCTACTTCAATCAGACCGTGCTGGGCGACTTCAACATCTTTGGGAATACGATCAACTACAAACTCGTGGGGAGCCCGCCGCCTGGGCTGGTCGGCACCGGAATTCCCCGCAATGATTATACGATGCCCGCGATTCCTGCCGCCATAGCTGCGATGGCGGTGAGTCTGTTGTCGGTCACGGCGGGGACGATCGGCAGCGGCGCTATATCAATTCCGTGGTTGCCGTCTGGCGGGACGGTGCCGGTCAATCTGTCTGCCGGTGATATCTCTGGCATCATGTCGGGCATCGCCTCGCGGCGGCTCGACTTGCAGACGACGAAGAACATCAAGACCAACGAAGTCAATGCGCTCACGACGATTGCGGCCGTGATCGCTTACGACGTGACGACAGGATGGTGAACATGGCAGGCGCATCACGGCCTCTCTGCGCATGGTGCGGGTACGAGGCGATGGTTTTCGGAAAGGGATTGATACAGCAATATCTGATCGATTCGGTGCAAGTGTTTTTGCATCGTCGCTGCGTCGGATGCTGGCGTAACAGGAACACTTACTGATGACCGAGGCTAATGAATGGGCGGAAAAATGAGCAATGAATATCACGCCCAATGGCGCCGTGAGCATCCATGGATCGCCGCTGCTTGGGTCGCCAAGAATCTAGAAAAAGTTCGAGGCTACAAAAGAAAATGGAAAAGAACGCATCGTGACAAGCATCTTGCCGGGAAGCGTCGATGGCGCGCCCGCCGCTCGGGAATATTCCGATGACTGACATCAAGCTCCGCAATACGACGTTCACGCTCGAGTCCACATTGATGGATTGGTTGCAATTGCCGGATGGGACTTTGAGCGAGGAGGAGGAGCTCGCCACCGCAGTGCGGCTCGCCGTCGGCACCGATGCGCTCGCCGGCGTCGATGACGTGTTGCCCGATCCAGATGATCCCGATCGCCGCGGCTGGTGGGGAGATTCTGAGGCTGAAGAGATTTGGAACGGCTGGCCGATCGGCTGCAAGCATTGGCTCCTGCGTCGCGCCAAAATTACTGACTCGGTTTCCAAAGAAGGCGCGACTGTGATGCGCGCGCAGGCCTATGTCCGTGAGGCCTTGCAGCCATTCATCGATCGCCGCATTTGCACTCGCGTCGACGTGACGGCGACACGCGTCGGCAAAGAGCGCATCGACGTTTATGTCGTGATGTATCGCGGGCCCAAGACCGCGATCGAGCTTAGGTGGGCTTATTTGTGGGATGATATGGTTGCCGAAAATGCGTGATGAAGCATGAGCCGCGAGTCGCGAGAAGCGACCGAAACTCTATCACGAAAGAAAAAATGCGATGCCGTGGGCGACTCCAGCACTTAGGCAAGTCCGCGAGATGGTTCGCGATGATATCACCGCGAGTCTCTACGGTGCGTCGTTCATTGGCAACACCGTCTTGCGTGTCATGGCCGATGCTATGGCAGGTTTGGCGCATCATGTTCTAAGATATATCGATTGGTTAAGTTTGCAGCTATTACCTTTGACCGCAGAAACCGTGTGGTTGGATCGCCACGGAAATATATGGTTGGTTAATGCCGACGGCACCGTGGGCAGAAAGATCGCTAGTTATGCTGCCGGTTCTGCGACTTTCACCTCTCCGATGTTCGGCATTGTCGTTCCCGCTGGCACGCAATTGCAGAGCCTCGAGGGCGTCGGTTACGAGACAACAGCCGATGCGCTCACGAGCATCGACACGCCGGTCGAGGCGCCGATCCGCGCGCTCGATCCTGGAGCGCAAGGTAATCAGGACGCCGGAGTCGTTCTATCGATCAGCGCGCCGCTGCCCAATGTCGACCCCGGTGCGACCGTCGTCTCGCTGCTCGGCGGCACCGATACCGAGACCGACGACGAGCTCCGCATGCGCGTGCTACAGCGCATCCGCCAGCCACCTATGGGCGGCTCCGCGGCCGACTACGTACGCTGGGCGCTGGCCGTGGCGGGCGTGACGCGCGCCTGGTGCAATCCGCTCGAGATGGGCATCGGAACTGTCACGGTGCGCTTTCTTATGGACGATCTGCGCGCCGACAATGATGGCTGGCCGTTTGACGTCGATATCCAAGCCGTAAACAGCTACATCGATAGTGTGCGGCCCGTCGCCGTCAAAGATTATTGGACGCTTGCCCCAATCAAACAATTCATCAACGTTCATATTTTGAATTTGCAACCGGATACAGCGGACACGCGCGCGGCGATCGAGGATAGCTTGCGGGCCATGCTGCTCGAGCAGGCTGCGCCTGGGCAGACGATTTTCGCGGTGTGGAAAAGCTACGCGATCATGAACGCCGCCGGCGTTGTCTCGTTCGATCTTACTCACACCATCGATGACATCATGGAATCGCCCGGCAACATGGCCGTGCTCGGTGATATCAACTACGATCCAATTGTGGTGTCGTGAGCGCGCCGCTCGATCCGCGATTTTTCTGGCCCGACGGTCGACCGCGCGATCAGCATGTTCGCCGATCCGGGCCCGATTATCTCCGCCCGTTTCTCGCATTGCTGCCGCTTGGCATTGCTTGGCCGCGCAAGCCCGACAGCGTCCTCGTGCGCACGTGCCGCGGGCTGTCGAATATCTGGGGGTTCGTCGACGGCCGGGCCGCGGACTTGCTCGAGCGTGAAAGCGATCCGCGCAAGACAATCGAGCTCTTGCCCGATTGGGAAGCTTCATGGGGTTTGCCCGATCCATGTTTCCCGTCAGCGACGACCATCGGCGAGCGCCAACGCATGCTCGTGATGGTGATGACCATGCTCGGTGGCCAGAGCCGAGCGTTCTTCAAGTGGGTCGCAGATTGGATCGGCGCTGTCATCCACATGGAGCAATGGACGGATACTCTCGGCAATGTTCACAACTCGTCGTTTCACGAATGGGCGCCGTTTATGGCTGGCGTTTCGCATGTGGGCGAGACGCGCATGGCTTTCGACAAGTCCGGTTTCTATCGCTGGGAAATCGGGCCGCCGGAAATGCGGTTTTACTGGACAATCGAGCCGGCGAACGCGGCCGTGATTTGGTTTCGCGCCTCGAGCGGACAAGCCGGTGTCGATCCGCATGTGCAAGTCAGAACACCCAGCGAGATCGCCTGTCTGTTTCGCCGCTGGAAGCCGGCGCAGACCGAAATCGTTTATGACTTTTCGAGCCTTTCGGCTGGCGGGCCGTTACAGGGTACGCCGTGAGATAAGGAGCAATCTGAGATGAAATATCAGGCACCGTATGGCGTCACGGATACCAATGCGCCGTATGTGAACGGTGATCCGTCGCGCGGCATCCAAGGCTCAATTCCGCCGGCAGCGGCGTTTGAGTATCCGATGCGAGAGATCGTCGGCGTCATCAGCAAGAGCATGATCTCGCCGAGCGATACCGATCTGTTGCAAATGGCCGAGAGCATCCGTTCACAGCGGATGAACTATTGCAACGATACCGGCCAAGCGAACACGCTCTCGGTTGCCTTCGACCCACCATTGGCCATCTACACGCTCGGATTGCTCGTGCGCGTGCGCGTTGCAGTGACGAACAACGGGCCTTGCACGATCGACGCGGGTGCCGGGCGCGTGGCGATCAAGCGGCCAAATGGCGCGGCCTTGCAGCCTAACGACATGCCCGCTGGCGGCATGGCGGATCTGGTCTACGACGGTTCGGCATTCCAACTGATGAGCGGGTTGGGTGGCATTGGCGGCGCCACGACGATCAACTATGCGACGCTTCCGTATTGCGTGGACACAAGCAACACGCCGAACCTGATCGTCGCCCCGTTCTCACCGGCGCTCACGGCTCAACAGGCGGGTACCGCGTTCCTCGTGCGCGTCTCGAACACGAACACGGGACCGACAACGATCACGGTCAACGCGCTCACCAATAAGCAGGTACGTGCCAACGTCGATAGCAATCAGTTGCTACCCGGCGACGTCGCGGCCGGATCGGTCGTGCTATTCGTTTTCGACGGAACGAACTATTACATCGATCCAAATCCGCTCATTCCCGCGAATGTGACGCTCAACGTGCCTGCGCAATTTGGCACCGTGACGACGGCTCTCAACGCGATTAGCCGCAAGACGATCGGCTCGCAGGCTACCGTAACGATACAGATTGCGACCAGCGTCATCGGACCATTCACTATTTACCATAAGGATTCGGATCGCATTGTCATCGCAGGCACGACAACTGGGCCACCGATAACGTGGGGCATGTTCGCGCAGAGTGGCAACTCGGCGGCGCAGCGCGCCCAGGACGCAGCGACCAACATCATCATGCTGCGCTCACACTATGGGACCGAAGTGCGATTTACTGGTGCAATTGCCGGAGTTGAGAATCAAAGCGCTGGTATGCCGTTGATCAAAGATCTGCTGATCACTGGTGACGGTTCGGCTATTTCCGTTGGTGTTCGCAATGCGGTCAGTTCTCCGCTCCAGAAAACCATCCTCACCAACAACGTGTCGGTGTGGGGTTGCTACTTCGGTTGCTATACCGGGGGCAAGGTGCAGTGGGGAGCCGGCTCGGTGTCAAATTGCTATGCCGGCATCAACGCCCAGAACGGTGGGGACTTTCACTCCGGTGGCATTGCGGTGATAGGCAACTACGAGGGAGCCCTCGTTGGCCCAAACTCCACGGCGCACTTTCAAAACGCAACCTTCAATGTCAACGGCGACGTAGGTCTTCTGGTTGCTGGTAACAGTGGCGTGCAATTTGAGGGCGGTGCCGTCGCTGCGAGTGGCACTTTCGACGTCTATGCTTACAACAGTTCAGTCGTCATGTTTGTGAGCACGACCGTTAACACGTTCAGCCCACCGCTCTTCACGATAGGCAACTGGAACTCCTTGATCACGGGACAATAAGGAGCAGACATGCAACTCTTCGTCCTCAAATCAGATCTCAGTACTCCGCCTGCCGAGACTATAATCTGGGGCATTCATGATGACCTGCCGTTGCTTGATCGAGGTCTGTACGGCGCTCAGTACACACCGCTGTCACTGCCCGGCTCCGTAGTTCAGACGGATCAGACCACGCTGAGACCTTATTTGAAATCTGACTGGCGCAGCAACGTGGCCACGATTGCCAACGGTGAAAGTTATCGGCGTATCATCGAGTGTTTCACTGAGTTCATGCAGCGTAATGCCAATTCGGTGATCACCGGCTACATCTCGCAGTATGGTGCTGACTCCACCACTTGGCCAGTTGACGCAAAGAACAATAAGGCTGAGAGCGATCGAGGCTGGGCCTACGTGTCTCTAGTGCGACAATCTTCGGACGCAATGCAGAGCGCATTGCCTGCCGATCCGACCGATGATTCGCACTGGCCAACAAAGATTACTCCGGTCTACATCCCGTCGTGATGTGACAGATGCCGACGAACATCCTCGCGCTGCCGCTCGCCCAACTCGACATCCTCACGGGCAACAACGAAGATTGGCTCGAGTCGGTCATGTATGTGATCGATGACGGCACGGCGAGTCCAACGCAACAGATCGACTTGCGCGGGATCAAGTTTGAAATGGAAGTCCGGCGGTCGCCGCCGCTCAGCGAGGTAATAATCAGCGGTTCGACAGATGACGGTTCTCTGCTGGTCGGCACGGCTCCCGATTACGGATACCTGATGATCAACGTTGTTTTCGATCGAATGAAAAATCAGGAAGCGACCGCCTATGTCGGCGATATTGTCGCGCTTGCGGACGGCTATCGGCGAGTCGCCATTCAATTCAACCTAACAATTTTCGAAGGCATCACGCGCAATGAATCGTCATGAGCATCGAGAACATTACCGACGTTAACCGCGGCCCTCTGTCGCCGGTGGGAACGCAACCGCCGATTCCTCCCGTCGTGCCGGCGGTGCCTTATGAGCTTTACCCGGGACCGCCAAACTATCAGCCGCTCGACGATGATCTCACCGCGCTCTCTCGGCTGACCGAGATCAATGTGATCTATTTCCGCGATGACGCGGCACTGTGGGCGCCTGTGATAATCGGCACAGGCCTCGCATTCAACGGCGGCACCCTCGAGGCCACCGGCGGTGGCGGCGGAGGCGGCATCCCCGAGGCACCAATCACGGGCCAGACCTATGGGCGAATAAACGCTTCGTGGGCGCGCGTCCTCGCCATCACTGGCGACGTCTTGGACGGCGGCAACTTCTAGAGAAATCCTATGGCTGACATTATTCGCATTAAGCGGCGCGTCTCTGGATCGCCGGGCGCGCCATCATCGCTCGCCAATGCGGAGCTCGCTTACAACGAAGCTGATCACATCCTCTACTACGGCGAAGGTACCGGTGGTTCTGGTGGCTCAGCTTCGGTGATCTCGCCGATCGCAGGACAGGGCCTTGCCTCGACGGCGGTGCCAGTAGTGAATGGAACGGGCGCTGCCGGCAGCGCGGCGCAGTGGGCGCGCGGCGACCACGTTCACCCAACAGATACCTCGCGCGCGCCGCTTGCCTCGCCCGCGCTGACCGGGACACCGACGGCGCCGACGAACGCGTCGCCAGCGGACAACAGCAATCAGATCGCGACCGATGCGTTCGTCCACTCGGCGATCGCCGCAGTCTCTTCCGGCGTCACCAACATCACCACGCAAGACGGCCTGTCTGGCGGTGGCTCAGGTTCGGTCACGATTGGCGTCACCCAAATTGCTGTCGCTAAAGGCGGGACCGGAGCGGCCACGTTAACTGGTTACGTAAAAGGCGCAGGGACAGCCGCACTGACGGCATCGCCGACGATCCCAAACACGGATATCGCTGGGTTAGGTAATATGTCCGTTCAAAGTTCTAGTGCAGTATCAATTACTGGCGGGACCATAGATGGAATTACTCTTGATGGTGGAACCTTTGTTCTGGCGTTTGCTGCGCTCGATATACTCTATCAGTTTGTGCAATACCTGCACGTTTTCCCTAGCTGCGCCTAATGCGACATTGCAGAGTTGGCAAATCCATCCGCGAAATCGACCGGATTGATGACAATGATCGAATACAATTCGTCTGCCATCTCCGCATATCTCACAGATGTGCGGTTTAGACCGACCGGCTTGTGCATCTTGCAGGCGTTTCAAGCGCAACGCACATTGTTGTTGATTGGTCAGACGAGGCGGTTGCGCCGGTCTCGTGGCGTGTTCGGCGGCTGTTTTGGCGCGCTTCTTAGCCAATACTGTTTCGCGATTTTTAGTATAATATTCCTTTGCCTCTTCTCGATGTTTCAATTTGCGCTTTTCGCGGTATCGCAATTCATTTTCGCGCGTTTTCTCAGGATCGGCTTTTCGTCTAGTGCGCGCCTTGGCAGCCAATTCAACAGCGTTGTCGGCACTGTAACGACGATTCTTTTCAAGAACTCTTTCGCGGTGCGCCTGATCCGAAGCATATCGCTCGCGACGTCTGGTTCTATGTTCGTCTGTATTGTGCCTCGCGCGATCCCGCGCGCGCCGTTGCTCTTTGTGCCACTCTTCCCAATAGGCACGCTCGTTCTCTTGGATAGCCATCGGTTTCTCCTCGGTGGGCTATTCTGATGTCCGACGTCCTTCGCATCAAGCGCCGCGCGCTCGGTGGTGCCGCAGGAGCACCGGGGAGCTTGGCCGTCGGCGAGCTTGCTTTTAATGAGGTCGACGGCGGGCTCTATATCGGTCGCAGCAACAGCACCGTTGTCCAAGTCAACGGCGGCGGCGGTGCTGGCCTTTCAATCTCCGACACGCCGCCTGCGTCTCCAACCAATGGGCAACTGTGGTGGGAGAGCGATACCGGGATTCTGTGGCTTTGGTACACCGATCCGAACACGTCGCAATGGGTTGCTATCAGCAGCGTTCCGGCTGCTACAGCCGTCGTCTCTCTCGGCGGTCAGCTTACCTACGTCAGCGCGACGGCGCTTAAGTTCGCGCCCTATCAAGGCAACTACATTCGGCTCAACAGTGTGTATCGCTCGATCTCAGCGGCTGGCATCGCTGGGCTCGCCAACACTGGCGTTTACGTCAACGGCACGGCTGGGCAGAATCTCGCGGCCAGTACG